TGCTACTGGTGAGGACAAGGCGGACCCTACCTCGACTGAAACAGATGGCATTGCAAAATACACAAAGTCTGCACAATCAAACAAACCTATTCTAGTTACTTCACAAAGAGAACTTACACAGTACTTTGGAAACATTGATTTCCGTAAAGTAAGTGGTACAGTTCAACAAGGTGACGAAACTAACGAATACGGTCTTTTAGCAGCATATTCATTTTTAGGTCAAAGTTCAGCAGCGTATATAGTGCGTGCTGATGTAAATTTAACAGAACTTAGACCAAGTTCATCTGCACCAGCAGGTAATCCAGCAAACAATACTTATTGGGTAAACCCAACAGGTGCTAGCTGGGGAATCTATGAAAGCGAAAGCAGTGCATGGGTTGAAAAAACTCCAACAATAGAAATTATTTCTTCAGCAGCAGCACCAGCCGTTGCATCAGTAGATGGTAATTATCTAGTTCAAATAGTAAACGATGCAGGTAGTACTAAATTTAATTACTACAGAGGAAGCTCAGCATCTCCAAGTGTTTGGACAGCATTAGCAGATGGCGACACTACATTTGCTCCGCACTACAGTGATCCAACAGGACACGGTGCAGGCAAGGTTTGGATTAAGACAACTGCAAAAACAGGTTTAAAACTTACACCAAGTTTGTTTACAACAACTGCAGGTTCTTTTGTTAATAAATCAGTAACATACTCACAAGATTCAGCTCCAGATGGAACTACAAGTGATGTACATGCAGACGGTTCAGGCGCCGGTTCAGCTCGTACATTAGCAGATGGCGACCTTTGGTTTGATTTTGATGATGCAACATCTAGCATTGAACTTAAACGTTATGTAACGGCAACTTCTACTTGGACAAGCATTGGTACAACTGGTAACTATCCAGTATCAGTAGCAACTACACAACCAACTGGTAATCCAGTAACTGGTACATTATGGCATGACCCAGATGTAAACGAATTAGCAGTTTACGAAGTAAAACTAGACGGCTCTACTCAAAAATGGAAAAGAGCAGCAGATGTACAATATGTTACATCAGCTCCATTGTTAGACGGCAGCGGTAACGCACTTACAGATGGCGACTATTGGATCGATACAGATGCAAGCGGTTATCCTGTAATTTACAGACACAACGGCTCAGCTTGGGTAGCCAAAGATGCTACAGACCAAAGTACAAGTGCAGGTGTTGAATTTGGCGATATTACAGCTAACGACACAACTGCAGATACATTTGAAGCAACACTATTAGCAGGCTCTCCAGATCCACTATTATACCCAGTTGGAATGACAGGTATTAACATGTGTAGATCAGGTAACACTGTTAAAGAATATGATGCAACATTATCTACAGCTTGGAAATGGCGTAACAAAGCAGGCAATCAAGCAAACGGCAAAGGTTCGTTTGGTAGATTAGCTCAGCGTAAAGTTGTTACAACTGCAATGCAGGCAGCGGCAGGCATGTCTACACTACGTGAAGACACAATAGCATTCCGCTTAATGGCAACTCCAGGTTATCCAGAGTTATATGATGAAATGGTAACACTAAACAGTGACAGAGATGAAACAGCATTTATTATTGTTGATGCTCCATTCCGTTTAAATCAAACTGAAGCAATTTCTTGGAAACAAGGAACAACTGCTACAGAAAATGGTGAAGATGGACTAGTAACATCAAATACTTATAGTGCGGTTTATTATCCACATGCATTAACAACTAACCCTTCATCGGGTGACACTGTTGTTGCTCCAGCATCACACATTGCATTATACACATATGCATACAGTGATAACGCATCATACCAATGGTTTGCACCAGCAGGCTTAACTCGTGGACAAGTACAAAATGCAACTAATGTTGGTTACTTAAACTCAGAAGATGAGTTTGTAGCATTATCATTAACACAAGGTTCTAGAGATGCAATGTATGAGCAAAAGATGAATCCAATCGCAAAATTCCCTACAGAGGGCGTTGTAGTATTTGGACAAAAATCTTTACACCCAAGTGCATCAGCATTAGATAGAGTTAATGTTGCAAGACTTACAGCTTATCTAAGAGAACGTTTTGCCGTAATAGCAAGACCTTACTTGTTTGAGCCAAATGATGAAGATACTCGTACAAACGCTAAAGCAACGTTTACTGGTTTCTTAGCAAACATTATGGCACAACGTGGTGTTTATGACTTTGCTGTTGTATGTGATGAAACAAACAACACACCAGCAAGAATTGATGCAAATGAATTTTATGTTGATGTAGCAATTGAGCCTACAAAATCAGCAGAATTTATTTATATTCCAATTAGAATCGTAAATACTGGCGAACTTTAAGTTAAAAGTTTAATTTAATTAAAATAAGGGCTACTATAGAAATATAGTAGCCTTTAATGTGACAAATTTTAAATATTGTAGTTTTTGACCAATGTTTTGATAAATACAATATAAGAGAAATACTACAGTATAGTATTATAGGAGAAAACAAATGGCTGTAATTACAAATTTTGGAGTACCAACAACATCAGCGGCAGGCACGACATTAATGCCAAAGCTACAATATAGATTCCGAGTATCATTCACTAACATAGGTGATGGTGGCTTAAAATCAGAAATGACGCAAAACGTTGTTAGTGCATCACGACCAAATTTAACACACGAAGAAGTTGTAGTTGATTCATACAACTCAAAAATGTACCTAGCAGGTAAGCATACATGGGAACCAGTAACAATTGTGTTCCGTGATGACATGAATTCAAATGTTATTAAACAACTTGGTAAGCAATTAAACAAACAAGTTGATCACGCAGATCAATCAAGTGCAATTGCAGGCGGATCATATAAATTTGGTGTAAAAATTGAAACACTAGATGGACAAAATGGTACAACTAAACCAACTACATTTGATGAATGGCAATTAGAAGGTTGCTTTATTAGTCAAGTACAATATGGCGACTTAAACTACGCAGATTCAAATATGGTTCAAGTTACATTAACAGTACGTTACGATCATGCCGCACACATCTTGGATGGTACAGGCGATGCATTATCGGCAGGCACTTTAGGCGCTGCAGACGAAACTGTTACTGGTGGCGGAACTGGCTCTTAATTAACTTTAAGTTAATTGCTAGTAAAGGACACATCAAATGGCATTAGGCGATACAGCGTATGTAAAATATGGTCAAGCACTCACCAAGGGTACATTAACTGCAATACCTAGGAATAAGTTTTCCTTTACAGTTAAATTAATCATAGCAGGTGGTGGTGTTGTAGATCTTACGCGAATTGCAAATGTACAGTTACCAACTTTCACATATAGAACACAAACACTTAATAATTATAATAGTAAAAGCATAGTTCAAACAGGAATAGATTATACTCCTATAACACTTACAGCATACGACACTAAAGATGCTGAATTTGAAAAGTTTCTAAAGGATTATGCTAACCACTATATTACAGGTCCAATGAATCAAGCTGATTATGAAGAATGGAAGATTAATAGTTCAGTAAAAAATAGCTTTGGTTTAAAAACACCAGACGATAATCATTATATAACATCAATGATTATTACAAGAGTTGATGCAACAGTAGGCGATACAGTTACACATTCAAATGTAACAGAAATATTTCATCCGTTTATACAAAACATAGATGCTGATACATTAGACTATTCAGATAGTGCGCCTAGTACATACAGAATTACATTTGGTTATGAAGGATTCAGAATATTAAGTGAAGCAATGAATATTCCTGTTGGTCTCGCTCCTCCTAGTATATTAAATCCACCAACAATCCAACCAGAAGTAAACACCTTTGTTGATCAATCTGCAATACACACAACAAGACATCCAGAAATAAAATCAAATAAACCAGAAATTCAACCAGTTCTTGAAACCAATAATCAAGCAGTGGTTACTAGTACCACTACTAGCAGTTTTAGAGGAACTGTTCAAGGAGTGTGGGGGAATATGTCAGAGAGACTTGCAAGAGCAAATGAGATTGTAGCAGGTGGACAACTTGCAGGCGATACTGAATTTGCTCCTGGTAAAAATCAAATTGTTACAAAAGACGGTGTTAGATATATAGCACAAGTACCCGAATCAGAAATTCACTATACAGATACAGATCCAGACACATTAGGCGAATTCTAAATGCCGAAGTTCCAAAACGGAAAATTCATACCTTCTAACCCGGATAAATACTTAGGTAAAAGAACACCACATTACAGAAGTGGATGGGAATTAGCAGTATTTCGCATGTGCGATAATCACCCAGCTATATTAGGTTGGGGAAGTGAAACACACAGAATCCCATACAAAAATCCACTTACTGGAAAGAAAAGCACATATGTTCCTGACTTGTTATTAGTATACAAAGACAAGAAGGGAAAGAACCATGCTGAAATGGTAGAGATTAAGCCAGCTAGTCAGACATTAGCTGAAGCAAGAACAACTGCTCAGAAGGCTGCAGCAGTAGTTAATCAAGCCAAATGGTCTGCCGCACATGCATGGTGCAAACAACAAGGAATGGCGTTTAGGGTTATAACTGAACATCAGATATTTAATAAACCTCAAAACTCTAAAAAGAAAAGAAAATGACAAAAAAATTAGAAGAAGAATTAAATTTACCAGATTTAGATCAATTACTTCCTGAAAATGATATACAGGAAGAACCTACTACTGAAGAACTTAAAACAGAAATAGCAAACATAGAAGGCGAAATGAGCATGGTAGAACGTGCCAATATTGCATTGCCTACTGTTGAGGGTTTAGAACAGTTAGATAGAGAAATGGACGAATATGCAAAAAAAGCCATGGAAACATTTGAAGATTTAATAGACTTGGGTAAAAATGTAGAAGATAGACATGCAGCACCTATATTTGATAGTGCAAGCAAAATGATATCAGCAGCTCTACAGGCAAAACAAGCCAAAATGGATAAGAAAATGAAAATGATTGAGTTACAAATGCGTCAAGCTAGACTTGAAAAAGACAGTGAGAAGATAGATGCATATGTAGCCGGCAAAAAGCACGAATTGGGCGACGAAGAAGAAGTAGAAGGGCGTATAGTAGGAGATAGAACTGCTATGCTTGCCGAAATAATGAAAAACTTGCCCGAAAAAGATAAATAGTATTAATAGGAGATAACCGCAATGAACAAAACATTTTCAACATACTTAAACGAATCAAAAAAATCGTGGAAGTTTAGTATTAAAACAATACATGATTTAACTGATGAACAGTGTGATCGCATAGAGAAGCACCTCGGAAAATACGACTCTAAAGGACTCGGTGCTGCAAAGAAAACAATCTTACAAAGTGCACCACGTGATTTTCCAAATCACAAAGGATATGAAGTCTTTACACATGAATTCGAAACTAACATTATTGCCAGCGGTTGGCAAGTACAAAATGATATTCGTAACATGCTTGGACTAACAGACGGTGTACTTAAAGTTATAGGCGAACACGAACCAGATGATTTAATCCCTCCTATGGGTGAGCGTGTTGAAAGTCTTTTAGCAGATAAAGATTACAAAGATGCAGAAAAAGTAAATGCATCAGATCATTACGGTGACGAGTATAACTCCAGTTTCATTAAAGAATTAATGAAAGTAAAAAAAGAAAAGGAAAAAGGCAATGAGTGATTTAGACAGAATATTAAAACTTGCTAGCCACGGCACAGCAGATGCTCAAAGCCAGGCTCCAGCAGAACGAGAAATGAAAGAAGAAATTCCAGCAACAACTGAAGCAGTTGGAGAATTTGCAGATCCAATTTTAGATCTATGCGATGATTTAGGATGTGATTCAGATCATCCAGTACTTGGCGAATTAATTCGTTATTTAGATGGCGACACAATTAAAGATTTCGTAGCAGACTTCCGTAGACACAACGACATGAACCACCCAGGTGAAGATGGCGATTATGGTGATGACGATGAAAACTTTGGTGAAGCAGAGCAACTAAACGCATCAGAATACAAATGCGAAGACTGTGGCGACACAATGCACAAACCTACTACAGATTGTTCACATGATTGTGATGACGAAACAGGTAGCTGGTGGAAAGACAAAGACGGCAACGGTGTTCCAGATTCATTAGAAGAAGCTCCAAATGAAGGCAATGAATTCTCAGGTGCATTAGCTGATGCTAAGAAAAATGGTA